CGATGATGTCAATGTAGGTCAACCGCAGCTGAAGGAATCCCTCGTTCAGTAGGCCAACGACCACCACGCTCTTTTCGATTGCTCCGCTTAGCAACAGCAGCCCGTTTGTGATAAACGCCCTGATCCCGGTCTCGTTCTGCTCCACCCAGGACAAGAGGTCTCCCAGGGCCACCGCTCCAGCCTGAAGCGCCGGCAACAGTGCTTGGCCGAACTTGATTTGTAGTTCGTCCACGCGCTCGCCCATAACCCGCAGAGCGTTCGTCGGGCTATCGATGGTGCGGGCCAGGTCACCTTGCGCGTCCCGGGTCTGGAGCAGGATGGCCTTCCATCTGGCCATGACCTTCTCCTGCCCGGTGAGTTCCGCCCCCATCTTGGCAATCCCCGTTGTATAGGCCACCTGCTTGACGGTGTTCTCGTCAACGAGGATGCCCAGGCGCTTGAGCGGCTCCGTCTCTCCGACGATTCCCGCGCGGAGCTTGGTGAACGCTTCCTCGTGTGGCAGGTTGTAGAAGCTCGCCATGTCCCCGGCCAGCTCGGTCATTCCCGTGGCCATGTCGAACGCAGCCTCTTTGCCCAACCCCATCGAGGACGTCATGGTGAAGATGGTGGCCGCTGACCTTCGCAAGGCGAATTCGTTCGTTCCAACCGCATCGCTAACGCGCAAGGACCACTCGCGCGCCGCCTCGGCCATGTCCTTGAACGAAACAGAGAAGAGGTTTTCGGATTCAACGGCATCCATCGCTGCGCGTAGCGACGACTCACCTACGTCCAAAATGGCACCAGCGGCACTCCCGGCCAGAGACACGATGCCATCGAACGCCCTTTGTCCGGCCCGCTCGAAGAATCCGAAGGCCACAACCGACTTGGCCCCGAACTTGTCCAGTGACTTAGTGGCCGCGTCGAGCCCCGGGGACACCTCGTCCCGCAGGCGCAGGATCGCGAGCAGCTCCCCGAAGACGTCCACCTATCCCCCGGCCTTCCTGATGTAGTCCGCCGCCATCTCCACCTCGTACTCCTCGACCAAGCCCATGAGCTTGCTGTCCCGCCACGCTTTCATCACGTCCGCCTTACCCGATCGCCCGGCCTCGCGATAGGCCGCGTGCGCCTGCGCGTACTGAGACAACTCCAGGGCGATGAGGTCAACGCGCCCCGGATCCTCGGCGAGCGCTTCGAGCGCGACGGACGGGAGAACGCCGAAGTGCTGCGCGACGAGAACGGCCGGCCACAGGGAGCGGACCTCGTAGTCCTCGGCGGTCCACTCCCCTTCTGCCGGTCGCTCATCGTCTAGGAGCCGGTGGAGGGCGCGAAACCGCCTTTTGGGGCGGTGTCCGCCTCCGGATCCAGGGCCGGCAGGGACAGGTCGAGGATCGCACGGTGCAGCTTGTCCGCCGTCTCCTCGTCCAGGTCGGCCACGGTATCCGGAGTCACCTTGACGTCCGAGGACCACCGCACGATGCCGGCCTGGAGCACGGTGAGCCGGTCATACTCGGCGTACCGCGCCTCCGCCTTGCTCGTGGCGTCCTGCTCGGCCTTCTGCCGCTCCGCGAGCTTCTCCGCCACGGCTTCGACGCTGGCGTCCTTCCAGAACGCCAAGAGATCCTTGGACGCCGTGCGGATGCTCGACAGCTTGTCCGCGGTTCGCGCGTCCTTGGCCTTGCCCAGCGAGTTTCCGGACAGCTTGCGGATGGTGACGACGACGGCGGATTGCCCGTCGCTGACTTCCACGTCCTGCGTGATCCTCGATGCGAACATGTCGTCTCCTCGAAAGAGAGGGTTTCAAGGCCCGCCCGGATGACATCCCCTCTCGACGCCACCCGGACGGGGTGCGACCTTGGGGCCTAGGCCCAGGTCCCGGTCCCGGTCGGACGGATGACCGCCTGATAGCGAGTCAGCGCCCCCACCTGGCCGAGGACCTCGAAGCTGATCAGCCGCGTCTCCACGGTGAACGTCTTGCTGTCGCCCGGGGCGAACACGAACGTCCGCGTCAGGTCCTGCGGCCCGTCGTCCGGAGAGCCGAACACCACGTGCGGCCCCGTGGTCGCCGTGGTGTCCCAGAAGCCCGAGATCGTGATGTCGGGAACCTGGTTCAGGCCCACCGGAGTGGATTCCTTCCACGACACACCGAACGGGTGGGACTCTTCGTTGATCGACTCCACCTTGACGCCGCTGATCTCACGCACGAACGGGGTGATGACGCGCCCCGTGCCTCCAGGGCCATCGTCGTAGGTGATCGCCAGGGACGCGGAACCGTACTTGCCGGCCATGCCAGCCTCCTATGGGTTGCGGGCGAAGCCCGCGAAGTAACGCACCGTGGGGCTGCTGCCGGCCCCCGTGAAGTCCAGGGCGACCGCGAGGTAACGCCTCACCTCCCCGGATACCGTCTTGCGCTCCGCACCTCTCGCCGCCGTCTGAGCGGTCATGGCCAGGAGATCCGCGAACGTCGCGTTGTCCACCGAATGACGGAACGTGATCTGGAGCGCGGTGTGACCTCCCAGCGAGAGGTCGTGCCATTGCAGATAGCCAGCCCCTCCGGCGTTCGTCTCCGCGCGCACGAACGATCCGCCCGTGCCCCCCGTCGTCACGTCCGTGGTGATCGTGAACACCGTCTCGCTCTGGACGCTGGCCACGGTCTGGATGCTGTTGATGCTGGGCGTGCTACCGGAGTGGCCCGAGATGAGGATGGTGTCCCCGACGCTCAGGCCGTGCGGGGCCGGGCACGTGATCCGGTCATTCGTGGCCGAGGACGTGATAGGCACCACGCGCTGAGGGACGACGGTGTTGTCCACCGAAGACCCTTCGGTATTCGCGTCCGCCGTCTCCGCGGCCCCCGTGGTGTGGAGGATGACCCCGTGCTCGGCCGTGCCCGTGACCTTGTGCGTCACGTTCGCGCGGTGGAGCTTCCCCACCTCGGAGATGGGCTCGTAGTCCACCTGGAATGCACCCTGGAAGCCCGCGAACGGCTCCCCGATGGTCTGGCCGGCGTTGCCCATGCACACGACTCGCGCCGTCGATTGTGGAGTCAGCGCCTCGGGGTAGCCCGCCTGCATGTCGTGGATGTAGCCGGACGTCGTGTCGAAGAAAGCACCCTCCTGAACGATCTCGCCCTCCGACAGACCCACGGGCGTGGACTCCGCCCAGACATCCCCGAGGCCATGCGTGGCCTCGTTCATGGACATGAGCTTGTAGCGCAGCGCCTGGAGCTTGTTCGCGATCATGTTGTAGCCGGCCGCCTGCATCCACGCCGACGCCGCTCCGTACTTGCCGGCCATGCGCTACTCCTCTCCTTTGGTGGTCCTGCGTCGTGCGTCGGCGGCCCGCACGTTGTCGGCCGGCGTGGGCTCCTTGCTGCGCGGCACGATGTCTCCGGACTCCGAGAGCCAGGACAGGGCACTCTCGGGGACGCGCACGCACGACTCGCCGGGCTCCGCCAGGATGGTCCACACGTCCCCGCCCCCGGGCCGGTCCTTCCTGGACGTGATCCGCTTGACCGCCACGAAGTCAGCGCCCTTCATTCCTTGGCCCCCTCGAAGTGGTAGCCGCAGCGACCGCAGCAGATCATCGGATCCGCACCGAATCCCGCCGTGGCGATGCGCTTGTCCTTACCGGCTCCGCACTGAGGACACGTCTCGTCCTTGGCCAGCCGGCGAATGGGGCGGCCGTGTGTGTCCACAAGGAGCGGCGAGACGGCCTCAACGGTTTCGCTCATGCCGCGCTCAGCTCCTTGGTGGCCACCGCGTTGAACGCGATGTAGACCCGCTTCGCGTCATCCCGCTTCATCAGAAACGGAGCCTGCTGCGGAATCACGGTGTGGTAGAACGTCCCGCTGAGAGTCGTGGCCTCTACCTCGGCCAGTCCCCGATAGGCTGTTTCCGCGAGCGCTCGAGGTCCCGAGTAGGACGTCGTGACCCCGGGACCAGGAGTCGGACCACGGAACACCACCTGGACGGATGGCCGCTCGTAGTGGATGCCCGGGCTTCCGAAGCCCATCTCCGGCCCGGTCCCGCCATACTCGTAGACGCAGCAGCACTCGTCCGGGGTCTCGGGCATGTAGCCGGTGAAGATGGTGGTCCCCACCGTGCCCACGCCCAGGGCCGCGAGCTTGGCCGCGATCTCGTCCAGGACCGGCATCAGCGGGCCAGCCTGTTCAGGTCCACGCGCCTGGCCACGCGCTGCCCGAGGAATGGCTTCGACTCGCGGATGGTGGATTCGAGGAACTTAGAGCGCCCCACCGGGTGATAGGCGTCAAGGTCCTCGTGGACAATTAGAGCGTACGGGGCCGCGGGGCCGCCCACCTTGATCGTGACGCTGATCTCGCGACCTTCGTACTTGGGCCGCTCCGTCTCGTGGGATGCACGCAAGGCCCCGGTGTCCACGGGCGTGCGCCGCATGGACTCCTTCGCTTCGATTAGGGCTTCCTGATACAGCGCCCGCCCCACTTCCTGGGGGAACTCCGCGGCCAGCCTGCGCAGCTTGGCTCTCATCTCGATGAGACCCTTGATCTCAACGGGCATTGACGTCCCCGCCAAGGGCGATCTGGTACATGTAGGGCCTTCCGGTGCCCGCATCGACCAGACCCTGCACGTCCAGGATGGGACCCGTAGTCCCGTCCGGGAGAATCAGCCGGTCACGAGGGTCGATGGGCTCACGTCGTCCGGCTGCCCCGTTGTCTTCGACGGGGCCGATGATCGTGACCATCGCCCGGGATGTGGCCTCTTCCCCGGTGAACGTGCGAACCTGCTCCTGCTTGGCCTCCACGATGGCGCGGCGTACCGTGGCCAAGCCGTAACTGGCCATCCCGTCCGACAGGGAACCGATCCACGGATGGTGGATCACGTCCACCTGTAGCGTGCCCGTGATACTGTTCGCGAGCGCGATGCCGGACCGGACCAATCCCCCGAGGCCCATGTCAGGCCCCCTGCACTTCCCGCCACGCCGTCAAGCGCTGAGCGTGCGGCTTGGGATTGACGGGGTACCCGGCCTCGTCGCCATCGTATGCCGGGACGTCGCCCAAGCCCTGCGCGAGCGCGCCGACCGCGAGGAACCGCGCGTGGCCGCGATTCTGCGGGAGATCGCAGACGAACTCCAGAACGTCGAGCCCGATGGGGGCGAGTGACGCACTCATGCGCGGAGAAGTTCCAGCCGGGCCGACCGCCGGCCCCTGACCGTCCCCCACTCCTCGGGGATCAGCGACCACACGGCATCAGGGACCACCTTCGCCACGACGGAATCCTTGAACGTCAAGGCCACCGGGCCGGCCTTCAGAGACGTGAGACCCTTAGTCTCGATGTCGCTGTCCGCAGCACGGTCCTCGGCCAGCAGTTGCCGGGCAAACTCGGCCGTCGCGTGCTGCAGCTCCGTGGGGATGATCGTGGTGGGCACCGTGTACCCGCTCCGGTAGTACATGCCCGTTCGTGGCCAGAGAAGCGCCTGCGTCTCGGTCACGACGTACCCGGACCAGTCCCAAAGCGAGTCCATGAGCTTCGTGGCCCACAGCAGAGCCGCGTCCTTCTGGTCCGTGGACGCCGTGCCCCAAGTCGTGCCCGCCGCAGGGCGGTCAAGGTGGTACTGCTCGGCCACCAGAAGGGTACAGTAGGCATTCGCGTTCGCCGCCCCAGCGGTCGCGACCAGGGTAGAGACCGGCATGGCCTCAGTTGGCCACCGCCGTGACGGTGATGTGCGAGGCCCCGCTGTAGGTGCCCACGGTGACGAGCTTGACCCGCACGCGATCGCCCAGTACACCGTCCAGGATGGTGTCGTCCGTCATGGTCCCGTCCGTGGGAACCACAGCAGCAGCCACGGCAACGTCCGTCTTCACGACGGCCAGCTGATTCGCCGTCGTCGTCGCGAACGCTAGCGAGGCCACGTCCATCCACGTCGAGCCGTTGTCGAGCGTGGTCTGTACGTACGCCTTCGCCGTGGTGCCACCGCCAGCCCGCACGAACTTGGCGAGGACGGCAAGGGTCTTGGTTCCAGGGGCCAGCCTCACGGGGTCGGTGATGTACGTCTCCGCCGCGGCGAGGGTGTGCTGCGACAGCAGGACCAGCGTGCGGTTCTGCGCCTGAGCCATGGACGCGGCCAGGACCAAAGCGAACGCGAGTATGGCGCGCCTCATTTCCTTGCGCCTTTCCGCGAGGGTGTCCGTTGACGGTCGCGCGGCGTCGAGTCCTCGGACT